TTACAGATACTAGAGCGAGAGCGGCGCTTTCTGCTTCGTCTCCTTTGGCTTATAACTCAGGCACTGGGGTATTTAGTATTCCCGCAGCGACAAGCTCGCAAAATGGATATTTAACTAGCACGGACTGGTCTACTTTTAACGGGAAACAAGCGGCACTTTCTGGAACTGGTTTTGTAAAGATTAGCGGTACGACAATTAGCTACGATAATACGTCTTATCTTCCTTTAACTGGTGGAACTTTAACGGGTACTTTAATAGGAACTAGAGCCGAATTTACTACTTCTACTTTAGTAGATGGTATTTTAGTAAATAATGGCTCAGGAAGAGGAATAAGAATTGTAAATGGTGGGGCTGGATATGGCTTAATTATCAATAACGAAACGGCATCTTCTGCAATTCCTTTCGTAATTCAGAAATCCGGATTAGATAAAATTTATTTTACTGATTCAGGAGCAGGTAATTTTACTAGTTCCTTAACGGCTTCTTCATTTGTTAAATCAGGCGGTACTTCGTCTCAGTATTTAATGGCAGACGGAAGCGTTTCTACTTTAACGAATCCAGTTACTGGAACGGGTACAAGCGGAATAGTAGCTAAATTTAATGGCACTTCTACTATTACTGATTCTATTATTTACGATAATGGAACTAGAGTATCAATAGGTGCAGATGTAACTACTTCGAATAAATTTACTGCTGTTGCTTCAACTACTAGCTCTTATGCAGTAGTGGCTCAAGCATCGGGTGCAGCTAATGGTTTTTGGGCTACTCTTTCGGGGACTGGCGAAATCTTTAGAGGTCAAACTAGCGGAGGCAGTTATTTCATTATTAACAACGGAGGTAATGCTTTCTTAAATGGTAATTTAAACGTAGGAGATTTTTCATCTACTTCGTATAAATTAAACGTAGTAGGAACTGGTAATTTTACAGAAGCTTTAAGCGGTACAAGTGCTACGTTTTCGAGTAGTGTTACGGCAACTCAATTAAATACAAGTAGCGGAGTAGCATTACAAGCGGTATTTAATGCTACATCTAATAATCCATACATTAGATTTGACGAAAGTGGTTCTGCTAAATTCTTTATAGGTAATAGAAATTCTGTTAGTGGTGGTACTGGAAGTGGTTATGATTTATATACTGCTTCTGCAAATGATTTAAGGGTTTATTCTGGAGGAGGATTAAATACCGTTTTTAGTACAAGTGGTAATTTAATAGTAGGAAGCGATTCTCAATCTTCTCCTAGTGGTGCAGATAAATTTATTAGCGTTTTTGGAGGTCAAGATTGTAGTTTAATTTTACAAGATAGTGTTCAGCTTTGGGAGCTTTATGTAAATGATGATTTTTATATTAATAGAGGTTCTACAAATGCTTTAACTGTTTTAAGAACTAATGGCAACGTAGGCATAGGAACGACTGCGCCAAACAGATTATTAGAAGTAGCAACTGGTAGCGATACTTATTTAAGAGTAACTGGAAACAGAGGAAACGCTGATGGAGTACACGTAGGAAATATAGAATTCTATAATTCAAATACTTCTAGATTAGTCGGAGAAGTTAGGGGAATTACTGGAACTGGAGGCACTCAATCTAATAGCGGTCAATTAGCATTTTATACAAATGATGCTGGAACGTATGCCGAACGTATGCGGATTACTAGCGTAGGACAAGTTCAAATAAAACAATCAGGTAACGGTCATGATAATGGTGGACTAAGTATATTTAATACTTCATCTAATATATGGAATGTTGTTAATGGAGGAGACAATAGCTTATATCTTGGATATAATGGAACTTCAAAAGGGTATTTTGTTGCAGCTACTGGAATTTATGTAGCAATTTCAGATAAAAATAAAAAGAAAGATTTTGAAGAGTCTAATATAGGATTAGCTGAAGTAATGCAATTAAAGCCTACATTATTTAGAATGATTTCAGATTCAGATAAAGATGATAAACAATTAGGATTTTTAGCTCAAGAAGTTAAAGATTATATCCCACAAGCGTATGCAGAAACTTCTAATGGTTTTATTGGATTACAAGATAGACCAATTTTAGCAGCTGCAATTAAAGCCATACAAGAATTAAAAGCAGAATTAGACATTTTAAAAAATAAATAATATGGCATTCACTTGGGTAATATCACAATTAGACTCTATCCCTTCCCTTGACGGAATGGACAAAGTAATTAGCGTAATTCATTACAGAGCGCAAAAGGCACACGAAGACTTTACGGCTGACACCTACGGAGCTTTATCGGTAGATGCGCCACACGAAGCGAGCTTCACTCCTTACGATGAAGTAACTAAAGAAATGGTCGAAGGATGGCTAGAAGCTGGACTAGATACCGAAGCAATCGAAGCGAATTTGGATGCACAAATAGAGAACTTTTTAAATCCTCCTATTGTGGCTTATCCGCTACCTTGGAATAACAATTAGTAAAACGCTATTTAATAGTAAGTTCAACCATAAAAAACGACAGTATGAAATTAGATTTTAATTTTGATTTAGTAGGATTAGACGGCGTAGCTATTGAAGGCGCAAACGCTGGTAAATTACTAGCTAACGCTTTAGCGCAAGGCTCTAAAGGAGACGCGCTTAAATTCTGGGACTGGGCGGTTAATCTAAACAAAGGCGAAATCCTGGACTTAGATTCTAGCGACCAGGAAACAATCAAGAATTTTATTAAAGATTCTGAAGGCTTTACTATTTTAGCTAAAGCTCAATTATTGCAAGTATTGAAAAAGGACTAATGACGGACGACGACGTAAAAGTAGGTATTCTAAATATGGCAGTTTTTGCCCTATCTTTCTCTGAATTAGAAAGCTATTTAAAAGTCGCGTTATTATTAGTCTCGATAGGATATACTTGCAACAAATGGTATAAACTATACAAAGAGAAAAAGTAATGGCATTTTTAGACATTTTTAAAGACGATAACGAGATAAACGAAAAGGCTATTTTAGGCTTTGCCTCGTTTGGAGTACTTACTATTTACGGAATCGCTGACGTAGTCACTGGTTTAGAAGGTCAACAGTTCGTAATCGAACCCATTATTTTAGAGGTTTTCGCTGGCTTAACTTTTGGCTGTTTTGGTATTGCTAGCTATGAGAAAGTGGCTAACAGAAAGACGGACGCAGAGCGCGAGAAAAACTTACCAGGTGGATTAGCTCCGCTTCCAGAAGATGAAGGCTAATATAGTTCTTTTTTTGTGCTGTATAGTGGCGATTTATTACGCCTATACTAAACACGTACAAGCTGGAGAAACTAGACCAAACGATACGCTTGTAGTCCATGACACTACCTGGAAAATCCACGATTCTATCGTAGTTAAAAAAGTACCCGTTTTAAAAGAGGTTATAGTAGAGGTAGCTTCCCGTCCGGAAATGTTACCGGACACGAACTACGCTACTTTAAAACGCCAGTACATGGCTCTTTTACAGCTTTACTTAAACAAGGTAATTTATTCGGATACGATTAAAGTAGGAACGTACGGCTACATAGCTGTACTAGATACTATTGCAGAGAATAAACTAGCCTACAGAAAGACCCAGGAGAATTACAAAATACCGGTAGTAAAAGAGACTAAGACTATTACTAAGTATAATCCACCAGTTAGAAATTTATTCGTAGGTGGTGGTATTACTACTAGCAATTCTCTAGGAATCAGAGGCATAGAAGCCGGGATAATTTACAAGACAAAGAAAGACGCGCTCTTTAACGCTAAAGCTAGCGTAGACTTAAACGGTTCGCCTCTATACGGGTTCGGATATTATTACAAGATAAAATAATATGCTACTAAAATTAGGCTCTACGGGGGAAGATGTAAACAAATTACAGATTAGGCTAGGAATAGAACCAGTCGGAAAATTTGGTCCTAAAACTGATTCAGCGGTTAAGGGTTTTCAATCTGCCCACGGATTAACACCCGACGGAATTGTAGGCGATGCTACCTGGAATAAATTATTTCCACCAGCTCCAAGCTTAGAAGCTCCGGTAATCGTAGCGCCTCCAGTAATTACACCAGTACAGACCGGATTTAAACTAGACAATCTTAAGGGACATATTCCGCAAGCGGTTATCGACCAGATACCAGACACAGCTAGCAAATTCGGAATAACTAACACGCTTAGACTAGCTCACTTTCTAGCGCAATGCGGACACGAAAGTGGAGGCTTCAAAGCAGTAAGAGAAAACCTTAACTATTCAGCTAAGGGCTTGCTAGGAATATTTCGCAAGTATTTCACAAATGTAAATTTAGCACAGCAATACGAGCGCAAGCCGGAGAAAATAGCTAATAGAGTTTACGCATCTAGAATGGGTAACGGAAACGAAGCTAGCGGAGACGGTTTCGCGTTCCGGGGAAGGGGTTATATCCAGCTCACGGGTAAAGACAATTATAGCCTATTCGATGCGACAGTCCCGGAAAACATTTTAGCAGACCCGGAGCTAGTAGCTACTAAATACCCGCTGGCTAGTGCTGCGTTTTTCTTTAAACGAAATAATCTTTGGGCTATTTGCGACAGAGGCGCAAGCGTAGCAGACGTAACAGCTGTAACTAAACGCGTTAACGGTGGTACAATAGGACTACCAGATAGAATAAAACATTTTAACGAGTATTATAAGCTATTAAGCTAATGCCTTTACTATTTAAAATTACCGCTTTTCTTGTTAGCTTAATTATAGGCTCTGGATTCTTAATTCAGACCGTATTTTTATACAAGCACTTTAACGAAAAGGAAGACGTCGCAGTAATGCCGGTAGAAAACCGGGTACAAATAGGGGCTTTAGCTGGTAACAGAAGCCTAGAATTTGGTGTAAAAAATATACTAGAAGAATTAATCTCAGAAAAAGGACACGGCTTAGACGATAACGCAGTAAGCCAGGTAAAAGTAGAGATATTATTTCTAGACGTTTTAAAAACGCAGTCTAATTTATCCGTATTCCACAGCAATAAAGAAGCTGTAGTAATCCGTTTACGGGGTAAATTCATAGTAAAAGGTAAAGTAATTAAGACCGTTATAGTAGAAGAGCAAGCCGAAGAGGTAAGTATGTCTACTCTATTAATTGATGAAGGGGGAAAGTTCAACCAAACGAACCTTAGCACAGCTTTAAAAAAGGCTTCAGATTCATTAATTAATAAATTACTATGATTAGACTTATTTTAGCGTTATTGTTACTTAGTCAAATAGCTAAGGCGCAAACTATTAAACTTTACTTTGATAACGATACGACTAATACAAACGTAGACGGGCAAGTAATTAACAAAGGCGATACGTTTATCGTACCGGTTTACGCGGATGGTAACGGCAATACTACAGCGCGCTCTTTATACTTCGACTTTGAATACCAAAACGACGCCTTCGAATTTATTTCTATTAACCACACTGGAACGGGTGGAAATGGTGGGATAATTCCTTACGGTTCTCAAATTTCAGATAGCTACTATTTATACCCTGGCTATTCATTCAATAAGACCAGCTTAAATAATACGCCCAACGGTAATACGAATTACAACTACGCTAGCTATAACTATACACAAGGCGGTAATAAAACGATTCTACGCTATTATCTAAACTGGGCTATACAATCGGGAGGGCTTGGACTAGATAGGCTCTTAAATCTAAAGTTTAAACTAAAGACTACAGCGCCAGGTTTCGCTTGGAATCCTATACTAATGAACTTCGGGGCAGCGTTTAATCAAAACGGTACGGCTGGCTCTACGATTATGACTACGCCGTTAACAAATGTAATCATGCTAGACCCTACGGCTAGCAAATACGTAACGGCTAAAATAGAAACTAATGGCAACCTAGACGAGTTTAGCTTAACGCGAGTACATTTTGTAGACTCTACCACAAACCAGGGATTTTTTGTAGACGCTTTAAGTAATGGAACGCTACCGGTAGACCAAACTTTACTACAGCCTAATACGGTTTACAAAGTCTTTGCTTCGGTTAATATGGATTCTATGATAGATTTATATAAAGGAGCGGTAACGGTAAGCGATTATACTACAGCCCTGGCAGAGTTTGCTACCCAGAATCTAGACGGTACTTTTAGAAACCAGAATATAATTACTGGAGCTGGCTACTATTCAGCTGACGTAAATAATAATAAGGTCTTTGATGGTGGCGACCTGGTTAAACTATTTGCCCAAACCGTCGGGGTAGATTCGCTTTATAAATTGCCGGCTCAATACCAGGCGGGGACTGACATGTATATGAGCGTACCTACTTTTTTAGAGTCAGACTTTAACGCTTTAAACGCTACTACCTGGAAGGCAATTACTACGCCTTACGTTAGCTTTAAAACTGGAGTAATCGGGACAAACAAACAGCTTAATTTAAAGTATGTTTTAAAGGGCGATATTAACCGCTCTCACAGCTCGCAAGTTATTAGAGGTAGCGACATAGTCTCGAACGCTATACCATCGCTTAAAAAGAATCTAGATAGCCCTAAAGCTAATCTACTTATTAACACTCCGCAAGACATACCAGCTATTAACGTAACAGTTAAAAGCGTAACTGTACTTAGCAATCAAGTAGAGATACCTATAGCGATTAATACGGGAGCTTATAGTATGTCAGCTGTACAGTTCGAATTTATTTACGACGCTACTAAAATTAAATTTGAAAGCATAGCTAGCAATTTACCTAATACCTGGTACACGTTTATAGATAATAAGCCAGGACGTTTAAAATTTGGTAGCTTGGATAAGGATTTGAAACTGCCAGTAAGTGGCAGTCTAGTGCCGTTCAAAGTTAAATTTAGTACATTAGTACCGGGCGTAGATATTAACAGCGTTATTAAAATTTCGCCGGTAATGGACGCAAGCTCGAAGACTGGATACCAGTTAGGCATAAACTTAAATACGGATAGCATTAAGCTAACCGGTATAAATAACTTTTAAAATGAAAAGAATCTATTTATTTCTATTTATTGTAGGGCTAGTAGCTTGTAATGAGCCTCAAATAGTTCTTATTGAGCCGGTAGGATTAGGGGCAAACCCAGAAACTAACGCAATTATAGGCTATTCTTTTGTAGAAAAGACGGGATATATTAAAGTAAAGACAACGGTAGGCGCTAAATACAGCCTACAATTACATGACATAGGAGCGAAAGAGCCTTTAAAAGTAAAAGGTTTTACAGCTACAGACCCAGAGTCTACGCTAGTAATAGATTTTAATAACGTTCCAGCTGGAATCTACGACCTAACGCTAACGGATGTAAGCGGAAATACGAGTAAATTACCTATAAATATCTTATAAAATGTCAGAAGAAAAAGAAGGAGGCTCTATAAAGGGCGCTATTATTGGGGGAGTAACTCTCTTAATTACTACAGTTACCGGCGTAGTAGCTACAAAGTTCGAATCATTATTCGGCTCAAAAGAAGAAACGCCTACAGAGGTGCAAGCGCAACCGCAGACCCAGCCTCAAATAGTAATCAATAACGCGCAGACCCAAGCACAGCAATCCGGAGGTAAGACCGTTATAATTAAAGAAAAAAGCGCAGAGCCTAAAGCTGAAAAGCCAAAGCCTAAAACAGCTAAAGAAGAACTAGAAGAAGCTCCAAAATGGTAAGATATATCCTAGCTTTTTTACTGGTTTCTATTTGTTCTTATGGACAAGTAGCACAAACTAAGACCGAGTCTTACCAGGCTAGCTTTGAAAAGAAAATAAATATCGACTCGCTTATGGACTACGAAGGCGAGAAGATACCTATTCAGCTACTAAGCTTAGGGATTAGCGAAGAAGTATTTAAAAGCTACCCAGAGCTAAAAGACAAACGCGTAGGGCTAGGAGTTACTAATATCGTAGTAGAGTTCTTAGAAGAAACTAACCGTTTTATTTTTACTGAGGACAAAGCCGAAATAAAAAACAGAATGGTTAAGCAGTTCCAGGCGTCGCAGTCTGGAATTACCCAGGACAAACTAGACGGGCGCGGTAAGATTAGACTAGCGCACTACTTTGTTTATATTGAGGTTTACGACTTTAGCGTTAGCGAGGACGAATCGATTAGCTTAAAGGACGGAGTAAAGCAGACGGTAGTAACCCGCTTGGGACTCCAGGTAAAATTTGTTAACGCTGAGACTGGAGAATACTTTACCGGCTCTGGATTAGGCGAAGCAAAGACAACTAGAGAAGCTACTATCTTAAACGACGGAAACTTCGCAGAGATTAAATTTAACCAGTCAACCATAGGAACAACAACCAAGAAAGCGCTAGAGAATGCTACGAGTAAAATCATAGTGCGAATGATAAAGAAGAAAATATTTAAGATGTGAAACGACTTTTAGCGTTAGTATTATTTCCGCTGGCTAGTTACGCCCAGGTATTAACGCAAACGTTTGTAGACCCATGCTCTAACCAGGTGCTAGTCGTAACAGTACCGCTAGCAAACGGTAAAACTACCATAGTTTACCGAGGTAAATTCCGAGTAGTAACGGCTAACGATATTACGTCGGGAGATTTACAAGCCTGGATAAATGATTTAACTATTAATTTCCCTTGTCCGCAAGCTACGATAGCCGTAACGCAAACAGTTACTAACGCGGTACAGCAAGCCGTAGCCCAGGCTACCAGGTCAGCAACTGCCCAGGCTACAAGCCAGGCGGCAAGTTCTGCGGTAGCTTCTTCTATGCCAGCGCCTCCACCTATTGCGCCTCCCCCACCAGCTCCAGCCTCCACACCACCACCAGCGCCAGCTTCTAAGCCGGAGTCTTCAGCTCCTAAAACAGAATCTAAAAGCGAGACTAAGTCCGAAAGCTCAGAGACTAAAAGCGAATCTAAGAGCGAAGAAAAAAGCGAAAGTAAATCCGAGTCGAAATCTGAAAAGAAATCCGAAGAAAAGAAAAGCTCCGGTAAATCTGTAGCTAAGGTAAATCCTATTATCTACTCTAGCGATTTTACGGTAGCTCCTACTACGGACGTCGTCTCTATTATTGCTAGCGTCGGGATGTCTCAGTCTAGCTTAATGGGAAATAGTTCCTGGGGAATTAGCTCTATGATTTGGTCAACCTTTGACCAGTTCGCGCTTTCTGGTCGCTATACTAAAATGAATTTTAACGCTGGTAAGCTAGAGTCTATAACTAACTACGGTATTACTGGCGTCTACCTTGGCGGTGCTGTACTTGGATTCGGTACGCTTGCTTACATTTATCCGCTTGGAAGGTATGGCGTAACGGGTGCGAACTATACTTTAAGCGTAGCGGGTGCAGACGTAGGCTTAAACGTTTCAAATAATATCCTGGTCTTTTATACTTTACCGGTTAAGGTAAGCCAGCGCTTAACTATTAGCCCGGATTTATACATTAGTGGAAGCTCTACGGGTTATTTAACTAGCCAAAAGCTATTTGTAACGTCTGACGATGTAGGATTTTTAACTGGTGCAAGCTTTGATATAGCCTTGACTAAACGCTTTAAGTTTAATTTCGGACTAAAGACGAGCTTAAATACTAACCCGCTAGTCCCTATTTCTTTCTTAGGAATGATAGGAACTAAAATAAATTTGTAAATTGCGAAGAGATAATAGTAGACTAGTAAATTTTGTTAATTAATTAAAAAAGCCCGTGCGTTTCGTATGGGCATTTTTTTGACCGTTAAATAAATAATTGATATTTTTTTGTGGTATTATTAGAATGTTCTAGAACTTTCTTATCTTTGCAATGTACTAGTAACGGAGCTAGTTTTTAACCCCTATTAAAATGGAAACTTTTAAAATTGATTTTTTTACTTTAAAGAAAAAAGAGATTTATTCTATATCTCATATTTTCGATGATTTAAGCGACGCTAAGACTTACGCTGAAGACTTTATAATTAATAACCAAGAATTTGTTCACTTTGAAATTTACGTTAGAACTTTTTAATCCTTATTATCATGAGAAATTATTTAAAATCCTTTGACCTTACAGACTTACGCGACCTAGTTTTAGGCGCTCTGTTAATTACGATTATCTTTCAAGTTTTATATTTAGTACAAGGTTTATAATATGTCAGCTCAACCAAACACACTAGCCGAAATCCAGGCGAAAGTAAAAGCGCCCAAGGGGCAGTTTAACTCATTCGGTAAATATGCCTACCGTTCTGCGGAGGATATTTTAGAAAGCGTAAAGCAAGTAGTAAACCCGTTAGGCTTTTCTATTTCGCTCTCAGACACTATCGTAATGGTAGGCGATAGATTCTACGTTCAAACTACAGCAACGCTCACAAATGGAAAAGAAACCTATACAGCGACAGCGTTCGCACGTGAAGAAGAAAGTAAGAAAGGAATGGATGGTAGCCAGGTTACCGGGGCGTCTAGCTCTTATGCTCGTAAGTATGCTCTAAACGGTTTGTTTGCTTTAGACGATACCAAAGACAGCGACGCAACTAATACGCATGGCAAAGAAGAAGTAAAGCCTATGTCTATGAATATGCAAAGCTGGCATGACGGGCTAAACGCTTGCAAAACTATTGAACAGCTCCAGGCTTTATACAAACAGAAGGAGTCTATTATTATCGCAAATAAAGAGGTACTCGCTTTATTCACAGCTAAAAAATTAAGTTTAAATCAAAATAATTAAGAACATGTCAACAGAAAAGAATTTCGCAAAAGGTTTTATTTTTAAGCGCAACGCTAACGCTCCCGGTTTTGTGGTGGGCAATATCTCGGTAAAAGTAGACGAGGCTATCGAATGGCTACAAGCTAACCAGCATAAGGGCTGGGTAAACATGAAAGTAAATACTGCTAAGTCTGGTAGTTACTACATGGAACTAGACACCTGGGCGACTGATAATAAAAAGTTCGCAGAGATAGGAGCTACCAAGATAGCGCCAGAAGTAGACGACTCTTTACCTTTCTAGACATGGAAGGGATTAAAAAAATAGATAGCCAGGACATGTTCGAAAGAGCCTACGCTCTAGAAATGTTTACCTTCTTAATGAAGCGAGAGGGCGCAGTAAGTGAAGTCTACCGGTCTAGTATTATGGCTAACCTTTGGGACTTAAAAGAACGCGAAGAAATAAGCGAAGAGTTTTATTTTAAGATTTTTAAAAAAGACAAAAATGTTTAAATATCCTACAACCTTTACGCTATCAGATGGCAGAGGGACAGTCTCTAAACATATTCAAAGTTTTAGAACTGAACAAGACTTCGAAGACTGGAGAAACTATCAGCTAATGAACGGCTGGAAAATTATAGACGAATTCGATTTTAAAGCTGAATTTAGAAACAGCTTAATAGAAAGATACGGTTTAGAATACTTTTTAGAACACTTTGAGAATGACAAACAAACAGAGAGCAGTTAGCCTGGTTAAACGCTTCCAGGAAGCGAACCCAACTATAAGAAAGAGCAAAGAGGAAGGCATAGCCTCCGCTATTGTAGCCGTAGATTTATTACTGGAATATATTGTAACAGAAGCAAAGCCAGACTGGCAAGAGGTAAAAGAATATCTTTATAATTTATGAAACTAGCAAAGATGGAATTATACGAGCTAACAGCTCGAAGACTGAACGAGAAGGGAATACTACCTAAGAGCTGTAGAAAGTTTACTAGCTCCCTTGTTCAGAAGGCGCTATCCGGAGCGGTAGAATATCCGGAAGTAATTAGAGAACGCGACTTAATTTTAAAAGAAAATGAAACAGCAAAGCTTTAACGACTGGCAGAAACATATCGCCAAAGAATTAGAAAAGAATTATAGAAAACTTAAATTAATTAGAGATGCTAACATTCGCACAGTACCACAGCAAAAACCCACAAATTTACGAGGAGTTTAAACGCTTTACTTTTGAGCTTATAAGCGCTGGACATAGACGCCTAGGCTCTAAGCAAATTATAGAACGTATCCGCTGGGAATCTATGATAACTACGGACGGAATCTACAAGGTAAACAATAACTATACGGTAGACTATGCTTATTTATTCGAGCATGACTACCCAGGTTACGCCGGAATCTTTGCCCACCGTTTGCGAAAGAGTAAATAGTTTGGTAAATTTGGGTATAAATAACTAAGAGGGTAGGAGCTTTTAGGTATTTTAATAGGGTTAAAAACCGAAGCCAGCTTGCACTCCTACGCAATGTCTGGCTTTTTTTATTTTATTAAAATGGAAGATGAACAAACAGCTTTAGAGTGGTTAAAAGAAAAGTTAAACGATTCAATTGAAAGAGAGCCAAGCAATCCAACAAATAAAGAATTGGGTTATACAAAAGCCTTGAAAGACATAATTTTTTTAATAGACGATGAAGGTTTTAAAAGAGAAAAGCAGCAAAAAAAAGATGCTTATTTAATGGCATATAATGTCTATAAATTACTTGAATTAGGAAAATAATATGGCAGCATTTAGAAAAATATCCGTCTCTTTCTGGAGCGATTCTTTTGTAGGCGAGCTTACACCAGAGCAAAAGTATTTTTATCTGTACCTAATGACTAACGACAAAACTACCCAATGCGGTATTTACGAAACGTCTATTAGAAAAATGGCTTTTGACACTGGATATAATACTGAGACTATACAGAAGCTACTAGACTTTTTCCAGGAAACGAATAAGATTCGCTGGAGTAAAGAGACTAACGAAGTAGCACTTTTAAACTGGGTTAAGTTTAACGACTCTAATTCTCCTAAAGTTCTGGCTTGTATTGAAAAAGAGCTTAAACAGATTAAAAATAGAGTATTGATACAGTATCTATACAGTATGGATACCGAATCGCAAAAAGAAGAAGAAGAAGAAGAAGAAAAAGAACAAGAAGAAGAAGTCGTTTTGTCTTTTAGGGATGAGTTATTTAATAAGTGGTATAAGTACAAGTCTGAAAAAAGAAGTAGCTATACTAAAACTGGAAAAACCCAGCTTATTAAATCTTGGGAAGACAAGACAGACGAAGAACTAAGCCAAGCAATTACTCACAGCATAGCTAACAATTACCAGGGCTTATTCCCACCTAAAAAAACTGTAGAGCTTACAGAAAAAAAAGGTAAATTTCAGACCAACTTAGAAAACATAAGCCAGGCGGCGCAAAACATTTTAGACTCCCATGATAATGGAACTTACCAAAATCCCTTCGACAGATTTTAAACTAACAAAGTCCGAGACAGAAATTTACCAGGCAAGCCAAGGAAACCAGCTAAGACTATTAAACGCAAAGCAAAAATCGGAGATAGCTATAAAAGTCTGGTCTTACGCAAAAATGAAGCTTGGACTACGTTCTGAAAATGCAATGGAAGAACAAGCCCAGATTTTAAGTCTAAGCGACGATTTATCGCAGTTCGATACAATTACCGAGGAGGAGGTATTTATCGCCTTACGCAAAGGAATTGGGGGCGAATATCTAACGCAAGGACAGCAAGTCTTTTTTAATTCTTCAAATTTTATCCAGTGGCTTAAAAATTATCAGAAAACAGAACGCGTAGAAGTTATGAGAAAAGTAAATAATAAAGGCTTTAGCGAAAGCGAACCTAGCCCAGCTCCTAGCGATTCAGTTTTAAAAGCCCAGGCAATACAGACGCTTAACTTTTACGCTGACTCAATACAGAAAGCGCAAGACCAGGAGAAAAAATTTAACTGGATAGCCGGAGGGCTTCACGTTTTATATGACATAGCCGACTCGTTTAGTTTGATTAAACTATCTAGGGAGGAAAAGCTAGAGATATTTAATAAGCATATGGTTTTTTTTAAAGATGTAGATAAAGCAAAGCAAGCTAGTAAGTCAGACGGTTATAAAAAATTCGTGCATAACCTGGTAGACTTTGGCTGTAGAATAGACGATAACGGACAAACTAAACCTTTATAACATGAATGTATTAAGTTTATTTGATGGCATGTCTTGCGGACAGCAAGCGCTAGAAAGAATAGGAATAAAGGTAGATAATTATTTCGCCTCAGAAATTGATAAATACGCTATAACTGTTACGATGGCTAATTACCCTAACACAAAGCAACTTGGAAGCGTAGTAAATGTAGATGGCTATTCGTTACCAAAAATTGATATATTAATAGGTGGTTCTCCATGTCAGTCTTTTAGTTTTGCCGGTAAAAGAAAAGGTATGTCTACAAAGGACGAACAAGAGATTTTAACATTAGAGCATTATTTACAATTAAAAGAAGAAGGGTTTGAGTTTGAAGGGCAGTCTTATTTATTCTGGGAATATATGAGACTTTTAAATGAGACTAAACCTAAATACTTTTTACTTGAAAATGTTATGATGGGCGAAAAATGGGAAAAAGTTTTAAGCAAAGCTATAGGAGTTAAGCCTATAATGATTAACTCTTCTTTGGTTTCAGCTCAGAATCGCCAGCGTTTATATTGGACGAATATAGGATTAGAGCCACAGGGTTTATTTGGAGATTTAGAATCTACAATCGAATTGCCAAAAGATAAAGGAATTCTTTTAAAAGATATTTTAGAGCTAGATGTAGATGATAAATTTTATATAAAAAACTTTAACAATAAAAGGCTTAATGAAACACTAGATAAAAATAAATTAAATGAAACCTGTTTAATTGATTCTTATAATAAAACAATTCATATAGATAAATCTATTACAATATCTACTAGAGTAAATGCTTCTAGTCAGACTCATATTTATAATCCTATTATTAAAATAAATAAAAATGGAGAAATAAAAAACAATCAAGATAAATCTAGCTGTTTTACTGCTGGAGGTAATTCTGCAGGAAATCATTCTGATATGGATTTAATTTTTATTAAAAAAAATATAGAAACAAGACAGGTAATTCAATTAAACAATTCAAAAGAAAGTAATGGTAATCAGCCTTTTCAGCAAAATAGAGTTTATGATTCAAATGGTTTAATGACTTGTTTAGATACAGATAGCGGAAGAAGGTCTATTTATTATAATTCTCAAATAAGAAGACTTACTCCTATTGAATGCGAAAGACTTCAGACTGTTAAAGACAATTATACAAACCACGTTTCAGATTCACAGCGTTACAAAATGATAGGGAATGGATGGACAGTAGATGTAATTGGTCATATTTTAAAATACATGAAATAATGGCAAGACACAATAAAATACTAGCAAATAAATTAGACTGCCCTATATGTGGCGAGTTAAATATGGAAACATACATAAAGGCGCGCTGGGAAAAATCCGGAAACCTAATGAGCTTAAACCATATTTGCCACCATTGCGGAGGCAGACTCCAGATAAGAGAAAACGTAAACGGATTCTTAATTCTACGTAAATACGTAATGAAGAAAGACCAGGTAAAACGAGTAAAGAAATGACGACTAACAAAGTAAAAATATACGGACACCCACCGAGCAAAGCTAACAGCTATAAGATTCGGGGGAATAGTTTAGGAAAAGCCCAGAAGGTAGTAGAATATGAGGAGGCTTTTAGACTCCAGGTAAACGCTATTCGTTCTACCGGTTTACTGCCTAAAGAAATAATCGAAGGTATCTTTGAGCTTTACGTAGACGTCTACTATAAAGACAACAGAAGCGACCTAGATAATAGCGCGAAGGTAATACTAGACTGCTTACAAGCTAACCAGGTAATAAGAAACGATAGGAATTTAGTAGGGCTTAGGATGCGTAAGTTTACAGACAAGCAACACCCGAGAATAGAATTTAGCATAGTTTATTAGTCAATGAATTTTAATAACGATTTTAGATTCGATTTAGAATTTGGACAACTGGACGGGGAAACCTGGTTTCATGACCTGGTAAGTAACAAAAAGATAGAAGTAAAGAGCGATAGAATAGCTAGCATAACCGGAAACATTTATATAGAGTATTACTCTAGAGGTAAGTTAAGCGGAATAGCTACAACGCAAAGCGATTTTTATGTCTATAAAGTAGGAAAAGACGAGGCTATTATAATATCTACCAGCCAGTTAAAGAAGAAGCTAAAGCAATTAGTAAAAGAAGGCAAGGCTTTAAAAGACGTAAAAGGAGGGGACAATAATACAAGCACTGGGATACTATGCAAGATAAAGGATTTGATAAATTAATGCTCACTAGAAAATTTAAAGCTAATGAGTTACAAGCAATTAGCTGGATTAAAGAGCAATTAAAACAGCCTACTAGAGAGCTGAGAATGCTAGGCGTAATAATAAACGATTTAAACTATTCGCTGGCTTTAAACCTAGAGCGACTACAGCAAGAGCAAAGCGCGGAGACGCTAGCCAGTTACAACCGAACCAAACGAATTAAGGACTTTTTAAATACAAATAAATGAAAGACATACCAGAAAAAGATAAGCATGCGATACTAACATACTTTAGCCTATGCCAGGCTTTAATAAACCATATAGACGAAGGCTGGCAAGGTAACCCAGTTAACCGACAGACGGTCAAGAATAGAACCGAGGCGCTAATGAAATCGCTTGAAGGTTCGATTAACATTTTGTTTCCTAAGAATCCAGAGCTAAACGGAGGCGCTGAAGTAGTAGGACAGTTCGACGATGCTAGCCGGGCTATGATGGCGTTCTATAATTTAGGCGTTAAAATAGCTGGACTCGATGAGACTAAAAGGGAAACGCTTAATAATCAGCTTAGTATATTATTAAAGTCTTACGGGCTAGATTTGGAATAGTTAAATAATTTTTATAAACTTTGTTATATTAGTCTGGTGACAGAAATTTAGGAATGTAATGAATGTAATAAGTCTATAAAGCATTCTAATATATAGGTTCGAATCCTATCCAGACTACGCAAATAGCAGAAATGCTCAATGTTTTATTATTTCAATGGGGCGTATAGAAATAATATGACAGCACGGAAAGACGGCAATTTTTTATTGTTAATATTTGATAGACAAAATAGTTTGTTATTCATTTTAAGCGATTTTTGATAAACAAAATGGAATACGGATTAACCATAGGAGAAACAGAACTTTTAAGAGTTAATAGTAATATGCAAATAGTAGATAATGTAAATTCGCCCCGGCACTACCAGGGAAACGGAATAGAAGTAATCGACATAATCGAAAATTTCGAGCTAAACTTTAACCTGGGCAATACCATAAAATACGTTTTACGAGCTGGCAAGAAAGGCAATAAGAAAGAGGATTTAGAGAAGGCAGTCTGGTACTTAAAAAGAGAACTAAATAAATTCGAGGGATGAAACCTATACTAATTATCAGAGTACCTAAAGACGCGGTAGAATCTATACCAGTTTTAAAAGCACAGCTTTACCGTTCCTTTCGCCAGTATAAAGTAAAGGTAATTTACGATAACGAAAAACAAATAGGTTTTAATCTATCTGTAATTAATACGACTATTAGCGCAGACGAAATTTTAGAAAAGCATATTTTAAAAATAGTCCCAGAAATTCAGTTCGAGAATTACGCGCTTAAACCTAGAGGATGGCGCTATAGTTCTAATAGTTTACTGGATTTAATTTCCAAAGTTTTAAAAGCACGTATTAAAAATTTCTTTTACTTTGGTAAATGGGTGGATTAGTAGACACGTACGACAGCGTTTTTAAATTTGTCCTAGGATTAGAAGCCGGATTAATTCTTATGTTAGTCTTAAGGCTGTTTAAATATATTAAGAAGTGAGACCAACGCGGAACGAAATAACCCAGGAGCTTTATACTTCCAAGGAAATCGCCTCCGCTATAGGTAAGATGCAACCGGCTAGCTTAAGAAACGAACTCAAGCAAGAGATGTTTTTATCGCTTTGCTCAATTACAGATGAAAAGTTTTTTAATCTGTATGAAAATGGAGCTTTGAAATTCTGGCTTGTTCGATGTATGCTGAATATGATTCGGTCTACTACGATGAACCAGCCTTTTTTTAGGAACTTCCGGGCTAAGTCTGAGAGCCTAGAAGGTTTTGAGAACATACCTAACGAAGAGCCGGACGACAAAGAGGAACGCGAAAAGCTATTTAATTTAATAGAAGAGAATAGAAAGGATTTACACTGGTACGAAAACCAGTTACTAGACACCTGGGTAGATTTAGGATTTAACCAGAAGGAGGTTTACCGTAAGACTAAAATTCCTTATATGTCTATAGTAAAAACGATTAGCGCAATTAAACTAAAGCTAAAGGATGAACCCACGCGAGAGAGCTAGCAGTCTTTTAAATAACGCGCTTTATTTCTGCGGAGATAAAGCAAAGGCTAAGGAATGCGCTCAGTATTTTATCCAGGTAATACTAAACGAGAATTTAAAATCGGATGACCTGGTTTTCTGGATGCTAGTAAAAGAAGAATTATTTAAGCTATGATAACCTTACTAGCCTCTGCTTGCTTTGCTTTGTTCTTTACGCTTAATAACTTGCACGTAAGTTTTAAAGTTAATTTTAAACCGTTCAGCTGTACGCCTTGCTTATCCGTTTGGACTGCGGGACTATTGCTTTTATTACCAGAGTCAGTAAGTTACTACACAGCTGTAGCTTTTGGCGCTGGAGTTTGCGCTATGATAATGCGCCAGTTAATGCTTAAATTATTATGACACAAGAAGACCGCGACTTTTGCGAACTCCATATTATTAATTTTCAATCGGTAGAGCTAGGTTTTGTAAGAAACATAGACCACCCGGTTTTAGATGAATACACTAGAATTTATCAAAGAAATTTAAACGCAGATTTTGTATTAAATGCTTTTTGCGGAGCTTGCGTTTTCGATATGCTTAAACGCCTTAAGGCTTATTACGATAGTCAACCAACCAACCAAACGAATGACGAAATCACAGCTAAGAATCCTCGCGGTAGGAAGCCAAAACAGCGGAGTAACGTATCATAGATTAGCGCTTCCTTTGTCTATCATGGCTAAGGAATACTGTCTAATTACGGATACCATAACCGAAGAGCTTTTAAAAGAAAAGAACTTTAACGTAGTAGTAGTAAATCGCTTCCTAGAATCTACGCCCTTATTACAGCTGTTAGAATGGCGTAAGAAGTACGGCTTTAAATTAGTCGTAGATATTGACGACTTCTGGGAGCTATTCGAAAAACACCTAAGCGCTGGCACGTACAGAAAGCTAGGGGTAACGCGTATTATTAAAGACTATATTAAATACGCTGACCTGGTAACTACTACCCATAACCGTCTATACCTGGAAATTATCCGCTTAAATAAAAACTGCGTTATTTTACCTAACGCTTTGCCATTTGATAAAGACCAGTTCACAGCTGTACAGATAGAACACGATAGAGTAAATATAACTCATACGGGAAGTATTACGCATTACCCAGATATACAGCAACTTAAAAGACCTATAGCCGAACTGGCTAAGTCTAAAGCTTTTGTAGATTCTACCAGAATGCTACTTTGCGGATGGAATGATTTTAACAAATGGCACTGGGAGCAAATGGCTACGCTATACACTGCAAACAATAAGCTAGAGTATAAAATCCTAGAGAGCTTACCAGTCGACCTTTATATGAACTTTTACGCGGAGGCAGACATGCTTATAGTGCCTTTGCTAGACAATAAGTTTAACCGTTTAAAATCGAATCTAAAAGCCTTAGAAGCTGGAGCTAAACGAATACCTATCTTAGCTTATAATCGCGCGCCTTACGACGATATACCTACCATTTTTAAAGTAGAAAACTGGGAGCGTGATATTAGAAGAATGGCGTTTAGTAAACAGATGCGAGAGGACTACGGTCAAGCTAATGGAGACTACGTAAGACAGCATTACGACATATTTAAAATTAATGAGGAGCGCTTCGCTACTTACTCTAAATTAATAGCTCAATAATGCCAGCAACTGAAAAGGAATTTTTTGACCATGAATTAAGTATAGGAGTAACGCCAGAGAATCCGGACTACTTCGAGCTTATGGACAGAACGGCTAACATTATTAAGAACTACGCTAGAAACGTAATCGAGATAGGCGCTGGCATGGGAACGCTAGGCGAATGCCTGGAGCATAAAGGTATAGACTACTACGGAATAGAGCCGAACAAATACCATAGAGAATTCGCTAAGTCTAGAGGTATTAACTTGCATGATTTAGGAGGTTACCCGAATCACTGCCAGCTAATAGTTAGTATTGAAGTCTTCGAACACCTAACAGACGAGCAACTAACAGACTATTTAACCAGCATAGAAGCGGACTATTTATACTTAAGCTCTACGCCTTACCACACTACGCCAGAATTCGACGCCTGGTGGGGACATATTAACATAAAAAGCGAGGCAGAATGGATAGAATTTCTATCTAAATTCGGCTATTCGATGTACAAAAAGCTAGATATACCGACGGAATGGTCACTATTATTTAAGAAATGAAAGCAAGAATAGAATTAGACTTAGAAGAAATTATCCAAAAAGCCCAGGAATACGTAGATTTTTGCCTGGAATCTACTAAGGAAGTACCTACTAGTGGAGGCGTTCGCATTATTCGCGAGCGACATATCCCTACAATAATGTACTTTTTGCTCGTTTGGATGCCTAAGCAAGACGTAAAATTCTATAAGCGTAGACAATACTACAACGTCTTAAATAAGGCAGACCACCCGGCACACGAAACAGTCAAAGAAATAGACGAGATTTTCAGAGCGTTAGCCGCTGACATAGTAGCAAACGAAGGCAAAGGAATCTTCTACGCTAAGAACTTACTAGGCTGGACAGACAGAGCTAAGACAGAAGAGAAACAAGAAATCAGTATTACCTACGAGAATCGACCTACCGAGTAATGGCAAAAATCAACCTAACGCTACCCAAACCACACGCAAAGCAAGCCGAGATAATTAATTGTCCGGCTCGTTTTATTGTGGTCGATGCCGGTAGACGTTTTGGTAAATCAGTTATCTCTCAGACGATGGGAATAACAGACGCAGTAAACGGTAAGTCAGTCGCATACATTACACCAACCTACCAGCTAGCTAAAACTTTCTTTAAGGAGCTAGCTAGGAATCTACCTAAAGAGCTAGTCCGTAAGAATGAGTCCGACTTATATTTTGAATTCATAACCGGTGGAGTAATTCGCTTCTTTACTGGCGAACGCTTAGACAATCTACGCGGTAATAAATTCCACCTGGTAGTGGTCGACGAAGCCGCATTCATTCCCGACCTAGAGGACGGCTGGAAACAAGCTATAAGAGCAACGCTAACAGACTACAAAGGGCGGGCTATTTTTATCTCTACTCCTAGAGGTAATAATTATTTTAAGGCGCTCTTTATGAAAGGGCATGATGACCCGGACTGGGTTAGTTTTCACTTCACTAGCTACGATAACCCATATATAGACCCGGCGGAAATTGACTCCGCAAAGCGCGAGCTTCCAGAGGTCGTATTTAACCAGGAATATCTAGGGCAATTTGCAGAAAACGCAGCTAACCCGTTTGGTTCTCGCTCGATAAATGCTTGCGTTTCGGCTATGTCTACGAATCCCGTTAAATGCTACGGAATAGACTTAGCTAAGTATTCCGACTGGACGGTAATTATCGGGCTTGATAACGCCGGGAATGTGGCTTATTTTGAACGCTTCCAAGCTGACTGGGCTAGCACACAAAACAAAATCAGAAACTTACCGCGCGCTCCTATGCTTATCGACTCCACCGGAGTAGGAGACCCAGTCGTAGAACAGTTACAAAGGGACGGTTTAGACGTCGAAAGCTTTAAATTTACTAGCCCAAGTAAACAAGAATTAATGCTAGGGCTTCAAGTCGCAATCCACCAAGAAAGAATACACTACCCAGACGGAGTAATAAAACAAGAATTAGAAGTATTTGAGTACCAGTATAGCGCCCATGGCGTTAAGTATTCCGCACCTACGGGTTTCCATGACGATACAGTCTGCGCTTTAGCTTTAGCCTGGCGTAAGTTCGACTTTAAGTCTGGCACTGGTAGGTACAATTTTATGTAAAAGCTATTTATAAATAATTATGAACTGGAAAGATGTAACTATATGGCAGTGGCAACAGATGCAGAATTTACTTACCAAAAGTAAAGACTACACCGAGCTAGACATAGCTGTAAAATCTTTGGCAATTCTGACCAACCAAACGGAAAACCAGATAGACTCTTTAACGATTAAAGAGCTAGGCAAAGAACTAGAAAAGATTCGCTTTATTACTGAGACAGAACCGCAACCAAAGCCAGCGGATTTTATTAAGGTAGGTAAGAAGCGCTATAGATGTATTTACGACGTTCGTAAGTTACCCTATTCGCGTTACCTAGAGACTAAATTTTTCGGCTCGGATGTGACGATGAACCTACACAAAATCGCTGCGTCTATGGTAGTGCCTATGAAGCTTACCTGGCGAGGCTGGCGAGTAGCTAAATACGACGCGAGTAAGCATGACGAATACGCGCAAGACTTACTAGGCGCTCCGTTCGAACAAGTTTACGGGTCTGTAGTTTTTTTTTGTCAAGTATTCAGCGACTCGATAAAGAGTTTAGCGGATTATTTCAAGGAGGAAATGATGAAGGCGGGGATGACGACAGAGGAGGCAGAGACAACGGTAACGGCTTTATGCGAATCTATGGATGGATTTATCAAGCTACCCTTATCGCCGAACACGAAAAAATAAAACTAGACGAAGTTTACCAGCTTCCGACTATCCAGGCTTTAAACGACCTGGCTTATTTAAAGAGTAAAAACGCTTACGACAGCGAGCAATTAAAAAAAGTATATGCCAAGCATTAAGCAAGCCCAGGACGCACTAGGAAAAGACTTCGACTTAGGAGGCTCTGCAAAAGGGGGTAACTTTGATATTAGCGCAGTCGAAAAAGTAATGCTAGACGGGGCTAATAAATTTTTCTTATTAGCACAGCAAAGAATAAGGCAGAGAAAGAAAGTAGATAAGGGAAACCTAGCTGATATAGAAGTTTTTGATTTAGAAGAAAAACAAGGGCTTTACTCTATTACTATCGGTTACCCTAGAAGTAATCCGGCTTCGGAGTATTACGACTTTCAAAACTTAGGAGTAAGAGGTATTCAGAGTAGGAGTCCAAACTCTAAGTATAGTTTTAAAACTTTAACCGTTAGCTCTAATATGGTTAAGGCTATAATGGCTTGGTACTTACGCCATAAAAATTATATTAGAAACGAAGACCAACCTAGTAAATTAACTGGCTTACAAGTTAAGCGCAAGAACATAACCGGAGTAGCAGACCAAACAAAAAAGCTTAGACAATTAGCGAAACGAACGGCTGAAAACATTAAAAAGAGAGGTATTCCTAGAGTAGGTTTCTTAGAAGACAATAAGGACAAAGCTTTTGGGGAAGACTTCCAGAAAAAACTTTCTATTGCTTTGGGTCAAAGCGTAGCTTTAACTATTAAAAAAACATATAATGGCTATTACAATCGCTAGTATTCCCCCAAGCTATTCGTCAGCTCATGACGCGCTTTGGTTTGTGGTTACTTCTGATAATTCTACACTAACGAATTTTAAATATGTCTTTGACATTCAAGTTAACAGTGCTACAATCGCCACGCTTAAGGTATATCCTACCGACGCCGGAGTCGGAATTATTGACGTCGCTCCGTTCGTCCGTAACTATTTCGCTAGTGGTTTCAACGATGACGGCTCGGGATTTGTTAGACACGCAGACGGGTTTTTACACGTCGACTATACAATCCGTTACGGGGAAGAATACGTAACTACCGGAGGACAACTTACTACTTTTCCGAATTTAACTTCTGGAAATTACAAAGGCTGGAACTTTTCTCTAGACCCATTCAGAACGCCTATAACTACTTACGAAAATAAGTTCTTAACTCCACGCGACAGAACCCAGGCGAAAGTAGTAAGCGGAGAAACTTTCTTAATTAGCTATTTTAATAGTGACTTAGCTAGCTCTCTTACGGCTACTATTCAAAACCTAAACGAAGACGGCACTAATAACGGTAGCGCTTCGACTGGCTCTAACTTTTTACCTAGCGCAGTGCATGGTATAATTTTAGATTTAAGCCCTACTGGGGTAAACGCTTACCTGGGAACTACAAAGGTTACAGCTTCTACCTACGCTTACCGAGTTAGCATAGGAGCGGACTCTATTGTAATTACCCAAACGTGCGCGCCTAGATTTACACCGGTTCAAATTATATTCCAGAATCAGTACGGAGGCTATGACCAGATGGCGTTTAGATTATTATCTAGACAGTCTCGTAACATGGAGCGTAAGACTTACACTAGAGGAAACTACGAGCTATCCGCGTCTAATACGATGGACTACAAGGACTCTTCAAATATCATGTTTGGAGGCTCTAGAGCTTTTGCTACAAGCGTAGACTATTCTTACTCGGTAATCTCTGACTACCTAAGCGTAGCAGACTATAACCTAGGAGCTGAATTACTGGCGTCTAACGAAGTATATTTTTCTTTTGGTGGTAACTATTACCCTATAGTATTTACGGGTACTACATGGCAAGAAAAGAATAATAGTTCGGACAAAATGTTTAACTACGAATTAAGCTTCGATTTAGGAATCCGTCAATTTAGCCAGTTTAAATAATGATAACAGAAATAATAGTAGAGAACTCGCGCCTAGATTTGTACGAAGATATAGGCATGGAGCTAAATTTAGCGATAGATGATATTAAAGACTTTTCTAGTAGGAATACAGCGTACTCTAAAACTATTACAGTACCTGGTAACGCAAATAATAATAAAGTCTTTGGTCATATTTATAGCCTTAACAGTGCTAATAATTACGGTCTTAATAGTAGCAGTCCCAGCGTCGGGTATAATTTTGACCCGTCGAAACAGACAAACGCTAAAATCTTCGTTAATAAAATACAGATTTTTAAGGGCGTTCTTCGCCTTATGGAAATTAAAATAGACAAAGGCGTAATCGAGTACGAATGCGTAGTATTTGGCGAGCTTGGAGGTTTTGCCTCCGCTATTGCAAATAAGACCCTAGAAGACCAGGACTTAAAAAACCATTTTGTAAGCTATAACCAAGCTTGGACAGAAACAAACGTAAAGAATTCCTGGGATGCTAGCGGTACTGGTATAGCTTTTCCTTTAATTGACTACGGACTTTGTAAGCATGGCTCAAAAGACTACCATTTAAACGCGTTTAGACCGGCGTTTTTTGTCCATGAATTAATGGATAAAATAATCGACTATTCTGGTTATACTTACAGCTCAGACTTTTTAAATACTAGCTTTTTCCGCTCTTTAATTTTACCTAATAACTACGCAAACCTAGAGCAAGTAAGAGCGAATCTATTAAACGCCCAGTCTGCAAACATTACAATAACCGGTTCGGACGAATTACTTACGTTTAATTCTACTAACCTTTACCAGTTTACTATAGCTAGCTCTAATACGTTTACCTTTACGGGTACTACGGGGACGCTAGGTAAATTTGTTTTCCAAGGTTATGGGACAGTCGTAACACAGCGCCAGGTAAATATCACGCTTTACCAAAATACTACGCCTCTATGGATAGGTACGCAAGCAGATAATGACGACCAGCTTACAGAGTTTTACGTTAATACGGAGAAAATTGTTTCTTTAACGAACGGCGATACTATTACCGTAGAGGTAACTACTAACCCAGGTAGTAATCCTAATTACGAATTTATATCCGAGAATCTTATGCTAGATTTTATCTCGGATAACTTAGTCCCAGTACCGGCAGTTTATGGCTCTACCTTATCGATGCCGGATTTATTACCTAAAGGGATTCTTCAAAAAGACTTTTTCGTAGCTATTTGCCGTATGTTTAACCTATACGTCTATGAAAATAAGGACATAGATAAACATATCGTAATAGAACCTTTTATAGACTTTTACCAAATAGGCGGAGGCTTTATAAAAATCGATGACTTTGGGGACTTATTACTTCATGGAGAAAGTGGAGACCCTAGCGGATTAGTTCTATTAGATGACCCGACGGCAGAAGCTATAGACTGGACTAATAAGGTCGACAGAAATAGCCCTATTTCGATTAAGCCTATGAGCGAAATTAACGCTCGCTTTTATGATTTTCTTTATACGTCTGACGACGACTATTTTAACGAAGCGTATAATAAGAAATACTCAGAAACTTACGCAGATAGAAAAGAAGATACTGGCTTCCAGTTTGCCCAAGATAGAACGGACATTCAAATTATTTTTGCGCCGTCTGTATTAGTGGCTAGAACTGGGGATAGTAAACTATGCGCCGCGCTTTATAACCTAACTGACAACGTAGAAGAACGCAGAGACAACGTCTTACGTATCATGCAATTTAAAAAAGTTACTGGAGTACCTTCCTGGAATATTAAAGAACCTAGCGAACAAGGTAACGGAAACTTAGGTAGTGCTATTACTTACTACGGTTACGCTGGTCACTTAGATGACCCAAGCGCCCCGGCTAAGGATATAAACTTTGGAGTACCTAAAGAGCTATTATTTTCTCTTGCTACTAGCTATCCGTCTGCTAATTTATTTACAGCGTTCTGGGGCGATTATTTAGCCGAAATCGTAGCCAAAGATAGTAAGCTCCTTACTTGCTATTTATATTTAAACTTAGAAGATATTTATTCGCTAGATTTTTCTAAGCTTATTTTAATAGACGGTTCTTTATGGCGCTTAAATAAAGTTATAGACTTTAACCCAAGCGTAGCAAAGACCACACAAGTAGAACTCTTAAGAGTAATAGAACTAACATACGCGTAAAATGGCAACTAATGAAAAGGTAGGTATTGAGCTGGTAGCTGACACCCGAAGTCTAAGAACACAGCTTCGGGAAGCGACCCAGGAATTAATTAGACTCCAAGAGTCCGGTACTGCTACCGCGTCAGAAATTGCAAAAGCTGGTAAAAGAGCTGGAGAATTAAAAGAGCGTATAGCAGACGCCCGCGCTCAGATTGACGCGTTTAACCCAGAGGCTAAATTTAAAGCGTTTAGCGCTGTTATCCAGGGAGTAGCTGGCGCGTTCAGTGCTACCCAGGGGGCGCTAGCTTTACTAGGAGTAGAAGGCGAAGACGTACAAAAGACTTTATTAAAAGTCCAAGGGGCGCTAGCTTTATCAGAAGGGCTTAATACTATCCTTTCTTTAGAGGATGGATTTAAAAACTTAAGCCTGGTAGTACAATCTTCTAGTACTTTTATGGCCGCAAACGCTGCCGTAACTGCTATAGCTAGTAAAGTATTTAGAACTTTAGGCATAGAAATAGAGGCTACGTCTGTAGCTTTTAAAGTTTTAAAAGGAGCTATCGCCGCTACCGGTATCGGTTTGCTAGTCGTAGGTTTAGGTTTAGCTGTAGAAGCTTTTCAAGACTTTTCTAATAGCGCAAACGAAGCAAAGAAAGCTCAAGAGGAACTAAATAAAACTATTGAGCGAGGAGCTAAAACACAGCTAGAAGGGGAGAAAGAATTTTTAAGACGCCAGGGCGAGCTAGAAGTAGCTAAAGCTAAACGACGCGGAGCGACTGAAGCGGAGATTTTCGCTATACAAGATAAGTATGCTAGACTAGGTATTAAATCCCAGGAACGTTATTACAACGAAGTAAAAGGAATAGCTAAAGTATCAGACGAAGCGGACAAAGATTTAAAAAATGCTAAGGCTAAACGCGATACGGATTTAATCAATTTCCAGACTGAGCAAATTTTAAAAGGCAGAGCTGCGCAAGAAAAAGCGGCGCAAGAATCACTAGCTAAAACTGCGCAAGCTGAGGAAGCCTGGGCTACGGAAAACGAAAAGAGAATAGCTCGCTTATTTGATTTACAAAAGCAAGGTTTAAGCGAAACAGATACTAAATTATTCGAACTTCGTAACCAGTACCTAGAAGACTTAAAAATGTTTTCTGACAACGAGGTATTAAAGGCTAGAATTACACAGCAATACGAAGAGGAACGCTTTAAAATTAAGCGCGAATCTGTAAAGAAAGACGAAAAAGCTGGAGAAGCAGAGTTTAAAAAGTTCGAAAAACGCGTAGATAAAGAGAACGCGTCCCGTCTTAAGCTTGAAAATATGCTTAATAAGACTATTACAGAGTCTATAAAAAAGCAGAAAGAGCAAGACGTAACAATAACAAAGCTAACAGAAGACCAAAAACTAGGTATTATTTCTAGAGCTATCCAGACCGGGGTAAAATTAGCCGGCGAAGGTACTGTAGTAGGTAAAGCTTTAGCTATTGCAGACGCTACGATTAACACTTACGTAGGTGCTACTAGAGCGCTTAGAGACTTGCCGCCTCCGTTCTCTTATATCGCTGCCGCTACCACAATAGCCAGCGGTTTAATGTCAGTAAATAGTATCTTATCTACGCAAGTACCGGCTAGCGCTGGGGTTTCTGACACGTCTGGCGGTTCAATGCCTAGCGCTCCAGCTCCTATCGCTCCAAGAAGCGCAGCTCCTACGCCTACAGTATTAGACTCTAGAAGCCTAAATACTATTTCTAACGTAGTGGCTAGAGCTTACGTAGTAGAATCGGATATAACCGGAAGTCAAAAAAGAATACAAAGAATAGAAAACGCCGCAAGGTTTTAATAATGGATTTACCAATTTACCAGCTAGAGATTAGCGACGATTTAAACGACGGTGCAGAAGTAGACTTCGTAGCGTTAGTAGATAGACCAGCTATCGAGCGTAACTTTTTAAAATTTAAAGAGGCTCGCTCTAATTTTGCTATTCAGTCAGAAGAGCGTAGAATAGTATCTGGCGCTTTAATGCTAGCGGATACGCCTATTTACCGTAACGATACTAACGGAGAATACTACGTAACTTTTACGCCTGGCACTATTGAGAAAATAGCGCAGAAGTTTTTTAAGAAAGGCTACCAGTCAAACGTTAATTTAATGCATGACGGAAACCAGGAAGTAGAAGGCGTAACTATGTTCGAATCTTGGATTAAGGACAGCTCTAGAGGGGTAGCTCCTATGAAAGGATTTGAAGACGCGCCAGAGGGTTCTTGGTTTGGTAGTTTTAAAGTAGAAAATGAGGACGTCTGGAATAGAGTTAAGTCTGGGGAATTTAAAGGCTTTAGCGTCGAAGGTGTATTTAATTATAAAAAAGAGAAAGCACCTATGAGCGTAGAAGAGGCTCTATGGTCGCAAATTGTGGAAATACTCCAGGCGGTTAAATGATAACGTATTAAATTAATTTCTATTTATAAACAAAAGTAAACGTAATGAATGTAAAGGAAGCAATCGACAAAATTAAAGTCTTACTAGCGTCTAATGAAGAGGCGGTAGTAGAGGCTACGGAAGAAGCTTCTGAGCCAGTAACTGAACTTAACTTCGAAACTTACGACCTAAAAGACGGTTCTAAGATTGATTTATCGGGTTTAGAAATTGGAGCGGAAGCGATGCTAGTGGACGAGACGGGTAACTCTGCGCCAGCTCCTAACGGGGAGTATGAGCTAGCAGACGGTACGATGGTCTCGGTATTGGACGGAAAAGTAGAGGGAATCGAAACACCTCAAGCAGAAAGTCCAGAAGTAGAAGAAGAGCCAGCTACGGAAATGCCTATGGAGTCGAACAAGTTCGACGAAATGGAAGGTACTATTTCTTATTTGACAGCTGAAAATGAGGCTTTAAAAGCTAAGGTTTCAGAGTTAGAAGCGAAATTTAACCAAGCATTTTCTGAAGTAATCGGAGCTTTAGAAGGTTTAGCGACTGCGCCTAGTGCAGACCCTATCCAAAAACCTAAAAATGCGTTCTCAGTTATCGAGAAAAAAGAAGATAAAGTAGCGCGCTTTTTGGACAAAGTAAAGTATTTAAAATAACAATTTAAAAAACAAAAAAAAATGGGATTCGTAGTAAGTTCATTAGCTAACTATACAGAAGAAAACGCAGCTCAATTAGTAGCTTCTTCTGTATTAGGCGCAAAAACAGCGACTTTAATTAAGGCGCAAGGTAATGTTATGGTAGGCGTAAAGTCTGCGGAAACAATTAATATCATGGATACAGACGCTTTCTTTCAAGATGGCTCTTCATGTGGTTTTAACGCTTCAGGTACTACAACGTTTACACAACGTACAGTAACTGTAGGTAAAATCAAAGTAAACGAGGCTCTTTGCCCTAAAGACTTAGAAGCTAAGTATTTACAAAAAGCTCTTCCAGCTGGTTCTTCTTACGATTCTACGGTATTCGCTGGCGAGTATTCAAACCGTAAGGCTCAAAAAATCGCATCTCAATTAGAGACTGCAATCTGGCAAGGCGATTCAGCATCTGCTAACGGTAACTTAAATAAGTTTGATGGCTTTATTAAGTTAATCGCTGCAGCTTCTGCTTCTGTAGTTCACGCTAACACTACAACGTATTACGGTACTCCTTTAGCTGCTTCTGCGGGTATCACTACTTCTAACGTAGTAGCGGTAATCGACGCAGTTTACAAAGGCTTACCGGCTGAAATCGTAGCTGCAGACGATGCTACTATCTTCGTAGGAATGGACGTATTCCGTACTTACACAATCGCTTTAAAGAACGCTAATTTATTCGCTTATACTTTCGACGGTAAAGCTGACAGCGAAATGATGTTACCAGGTACTACTATTAAGGTGGTAGCAGTTCAAGGTTTGAACGGTACTTCTAAAATCTACGGCGCTCGTTTATCTAACATGTTCTTAGGAACTGACTTGTTAAACGAAGAAGAGCGTTTCGAATTGTTCTACGCTAAAGAAGCTGACCAAGTTCGCTTTGTAGCTGAGTTCAAATTTGGAGTAAACTTCGCTTTCCCTGGCGAAATCGTAGACTTCATCTTAACAGCTTAATTCTTACAAATAAGTTCGGGGAGCTTCCTTTGGCTAGGACTCCCCTTAACTTACTAACACTTTAAAAGAAAAAAAATATGTCTTGCGCATTAACTCAAGGGTACGCCCTAGACTGTAGAGATTCTTTAGGTGGAATTACTGAAGTTTATTTTATCGAGAAAGGGAATGTTTCAGCCGTAACAGAGGCGAGTGGTGTAATTACCGCAATTACTAAAGGCTCTGGTAAGGTATTCCGTAAATATGAATTAGTACCAGGTACTTCTTCATTAACGGAAAACATTAACGCGAACGTTCAAAATGGTACAGTATTCTACGCTTCTGAATTATCTATAATTCTAAACAAATTACAAGCGAATACACGTAACGAAATCTTATTACTAGCACAAAATACTTTATTAGCTGTAGTAGGCGATAATAACGGTAAGTACTGGTACTTAGGTAAAGTACATGGTTTAAACCTTACGGGTGGTAACGGTGCTACGGGAGTAGCGCAAGGAGACCGCTCTGGATATACTTTGACTTTCTCTGCTTCAGAGTCTGCTTTAGCTCCAGAGGTTGCGTCTAATATCATTGCTGGATTAACAGCTTAAAGTCAGTCGTTTGGTTGACACTTGGGAATAGGGAGGCTTCGGTCTCCCTTTCTTATTTATAACAAAATACCTCTTTGCTATTTAGTAGTAAGATGCTACATTTAACAAAGGGACAGACGGAAACAGTAATACTAACGCTGAAAGAAAAACAGCAATTAGTAAACTCTAACTTTCTTTTTTACTTTAAATCTAAAGTAAACAATACCGAAGTAAAATTTGTAGTTTTAGCCGTTAACGATTTATCCGGATATAAGGACAGATTTAACGAGTTTAGCATAGTAGTAAATACTTATTTTGCGAACGCGTTACCTGGCGAATATGGATATACAATTTACGAGCAAGCCTCTACTACTAATACAGACCCAGCGCTAGCTTATGGTATTGTAGAAACCGGACAGATGGCGCTAAACAATTCGACAGACTTCGAATTTACTACTTATAACGCGACTACAAACACTTACAAAGTAAGGGATATATGAGCAATAGAATAAAGCCAGTTAACCCGGCTAACCAGTTTACAGTTTTAACTTTTGCCGAGGCTAAACAGCCAGAGTACAAAGAGAAAAAAGGCGAAGGCGGTGGCTATATCGAATTCGGTCATAAGAACGACTATCCTAATTACCTGGTAGATTTGTTTAATAAGAGCGCGAAGCATAACGCAATTATTAAAGGTAAGGTAAATTACATTACTGGAAACGGATTCGAAAAGGTTGCAGATATTGACCCGGTAGCAGAGCAGTTTATAGCGCAAGCAAACCAAGCAGAAAGCCTAGACGACATTTTACGTAAATGCTCTATCGACCAAGAGCTATTCGGAGGCTTTTACCTTCAAGTAGTTTGGTCACAAATAGGCGAAACTATCTCAGAAATTTACCACCTAGACTATACTAAGGTTAGAACAAATGAGGACTGCACTCAGTTTTGGTATAGCGAAAACTGGAAGGATACTAAATACAAAAGAGACGTATTTAACGCGTTTAATTCACAGCTAAGAACTGGGACACAGATTTTATACGTAAAAGAATATAGACCGAATCTAAATACTTACGCTTTACCTGGTTACTTTGGAGCTTTAAACTATATCGAATCTGATATAGAAATCTCTAAACACGTTTTAGGTAACGCACAGACTGGCTTTAGCGCGTCTAAATTAATTACACTTCCTAACGGCGAACCAACGGACGACGAAAAGCGCGCTATTGAACGCAAATTTACAGACCGTTTCACTGGCTCAGATGGTAAGAAGTTTATTCTATCGTTTGTAAATGACAGCTCACGTAAGCCGGTAGTAGAAGACTTAGGCGCTAGCGATATTACTAAAGAAGACTTTGGTAATGTCGATAAAATGATTCAGCAAAACGTATTCGCTGGACACCAGATAACAGCTCCGGATTTATTCGGTATCTCTACGCCAGGGCAATTAGGAACGCGTCAACAAATGCGCGATTCTTACGAGATTTTTAAAAATACTTACGTAAATGACAAGCAGTTATTACTTGAACAAGTATTCTCTTTACTTGCCAAGCTACGAGGTTCTGCGGACGGGCTTAAAATAAAAGACGTCGAGCCTATCGGAATAGAATTTAGCGAAGCTACTATCGCCCAGGTTTTAACTAAAGACGAAATCCGCGAGAAATTAGGAGCGCCTAAATTAGAGGCTAAAACTTCTTCGTCTTCGCAAGACGTAATCGACGCGCTTAATAGCTTATCGCCTTTAGTAGCTAATAAAGTTCTAGAGTCTATGACTCCTAACGAAATTAGAGCTATTGTAGGGCTACCAAACGAAGCGGGCGGGGAGAATATCCCAGACCCGACTCAAGCGCCTACAGCGTTTAAGTTTTCAGAGGACGACGTTATCTCTATCTTTGCCGAATATGGGGTAGATAAATCCGAGTTTACGGTTTTTAAATCTAGAGAGGTATTCGGACAAGCGCCTAACGACTTAGAAGAAAACCTAAATTTAGAGTTTGCTGTATCTGAGTTAACACAATTAGAAGCTAACGTCTTAGATTTAATCTCTAAGGACAAAAGAATAACAGCGGAAGTAATCGCTGGAGCTATTAAAACAGACGTAGTAATAGTAAACAGAATACTAGAAGGCTTGGAGTCTAAGGGCTTAATTTCTTCTAAGGTAGCCAAAGGTATTACTGAGCGTATTTTAGCCCAGCCTTTGTCAGAATTAGGAGCGCCAGAACCGTTAACGAAAAGTTTTACTATCCGTTATTCTTACGAATGGCGACCAAGTATTCCAGTCGGACAACGCGATAGTCTAGCACACCCTAGCCGTACTTTCTGCGCTCGATTAATGCAACTAAATAGAATGTATTCTAGAGCTGAAATCGAAGCACTTACTGCGCGCTTAGGTTACTCTGTATTCGATAGACGCGGGGGCTGGTGGACAATGCCTAACGGCGTACATTCTCCAAGCTGTAGACATATCTGGCAATCTCAAACCGTAATTAAAAAGGGATAATGAAAAACACTTTATTTATAAACGTAGATACAATAAAAGAGCGTACGGGTTTACATTCAAATGTAGACGATAAGCTTATCTTACCCGAGATTATGACGGCTCAAGATATGTATTTACTACCGGCTTTAGGTACTGCTTTATACAATCGCTTACAAGACGGAATCGACGGGGCTAATTTAACAGCTAACGAGACAGCTCTATTAGACGACTACGTAACTAACCCTTTAGTCTACTACGTTCTTTCTGAGCTTCCGGTAGGTTTGTCTTACCAGTTCTATAATAAGGGCTTAATTCGCAAGACTAGCGACAATACGGATACGCCACAAATGCAAGACTTAATCGACGTAGCTAACCGCTACCGTTCTAGAGCTGAGTTCTACAAGCAAAGACTAATTAAGTATTTACAGCAAGTAAGTACAAGTAACTTATTCCCGGAGTATTTAAACCCAGGAATAGGAATAGATACGATGCACCCAGAGAGAGACGGATACCAAACGAGTATTTATTTAGGCGACGCTGGTGGGTGCGCTGGAATGACTTTCGAAGAACGCTACCAGGGAGACCGCGGGTTTTGCTGTTAATTAAATTAATATGCCTAAAGCATTCTCTAATAAAAATATCAATAAACTAAAAGTTTATTTAGCAACAAATGGCAATCAAACAGCTGACACTAAACCAAACAGTCAAACTAATACGGGATTTATTAACAAGCCACGAGCAAATTAATACCGTTTATTTTGGCGACGTCTGGGAATTTCTAGCGCAAACTGATAACGTTTACCCGGCGGCGTTTTATTCGCTTACTGGGTCGTCTATTTCTGGTAAAGAATTAACGCTAAATTTTAGCATTTTCCACCTAGATAGAATGCTACAAGATGAGACAGACGAGACGGAGGTATTATCTGACCAGCTATTAATAGCCCAGGATATTATCTCAATGATGAGATACCCTAAATTCGACTGGGAAATAGGCGACAGCGTTAACCTAGAATTTTATACAGAGAACCAAGAAGACTATTTGGCTGGCGTAAAGGCAGACGTTACTATCACGTTCCCTATGCTATCCGACAGATGCCAAGTTCCTACTAACTTTAATTATCCTACTACCTAATGGCAAATAAAAAAGTAAGTCAATTAACCAGTAAGCCCTCAGTCCTTACGACTGATTTATTCCCTATTGCAGACCCTTCAACTGGTCAGCTTTACAAGACTACTATTTCAGACTTAGGAACGGCTATCGGTTCGGGGGTTTCCTCAGTAAACGGATTAGTCGGAGCGGTGGTCTTAGATACGGACGACATTCAAGAGCTAGTTAGTCCGACTAACAAATGGTTTACAGATACTAGAGCGAGAGCGGCGCTTTCTGCTTCGTCTCCTTTGGCTTATAATAGTGGCACTGGGGTATTTAGTATTCCTGCAGCGACAAGTTCTCAGAATGGATATTTAACTAGCACAGACTGGACTACTTTTAATTCAAAACAAGCGGCACTTTCTGGAACTGGTTTCGTAAAGATTAGCGGTACGACAATTAGCTACGATAATAGCACTTATTTAACTACCAGCGCAGCGGCTTCGACTTATTTGCCTTTAGCTGGTGGAACTTTGACGGGGCCATTAAACGGAACTAGCGCGACGTTTACGGGGGATTTGACTTTAAGCGGTACAAATCCACGGTTATATTTTACTGATACTGATAATAACCCAGATTATTTTATTTCAAATACTGACGGAACCTTTACGGTTTACGATGTAACTAATAGCACTGCTAGAT